GGTTCAGGGAACAAAGACGCAGATATAATCTTTTACAGTGGTGGGGATGACAATGACGTTAACCTAACCCAACAGGGGAACGGAGCCCATACTGCGTATATGCGATTTTACACTACAGACTACGATGTGGATGTGATACAAAAAGGATCATCAAATCAATCCTATTCCGCTCAGTTTAATTGTAGTGGTAGTGGTTGTAATAAAACCATTTCAATAACTCAACAATGAACAAATGGCTGGTTGGGGTGCTAATTACAGGCACTTTAATGATGCCTTTATTATTTAGCTGGAGTGCTTTAGAAATAATTAAGCTCAAAACTTTTGATGCTTTGATTCCAGAGAAAGAACCTTCTGGTTACTTTACTATATTAAATATTACGGAAAATGATATTGAGAGTGAAGGAGGTTATCCATTACCCAGACAGCGATTAGCTGAAATACAAATTGACTTATTAAACAGAGGAGCGATTGGAGTTGGTTGGGTTATGGCTTTCCCACAACCTGATCGGTTTGGAGGAGACTCAGTATTTGCAGAAACACTAGCTTATGCTCCCAGCGTCTTGGCGATGTTTGAAAACAATAGCGGAGACTACCCACCGACTACAGGTACTGTGATTATGGGAGAAGACCTCGGAGGTATTGATGCAGAAGGGGTTATACAAAATATTGATATTCTTAAACAGAATGCCAATCAAGGGATTGCCGTAGCTAGAACAGAGGTGGATTCTTTAGTAAGACGTTTACCTTTATTGCTAAGAACTCCAGATGGTTGGGTCCCTGCTTATGGCACGGAAGTATTGAAAATACTAGCTGGGGCAGACACTTATTTAATTAAAACGAATGAGAATGGAGTAGAGGAAATACGGGTTAGAGGATTAAATCCTGTATCTGTTGACTCACTAGGACGTAAGTGGATTAGTTGGGTCGATACACCGCAAACTGATCTACAGGAAATGCAGGTCAAAGATAAGTTTGTCTTTGTAGGCTTTACGGCTAAAGGCATAATGCCACAACTGTCTGTACCTAATGGTCAACTTTTAGAACCACACAAGATACAAGCGGCACTCGCAGAAAGCATACTAATTGAGGACAGTCCTTATGTTCCTGACTGGGGTCTAGCAGCAGAAGTGTTGGCGTTTGGTGTTACCGTTCTTTTAGCATGGTTTCTAATAAATATTTTCGGCATAACTTTAGGCATATCTTTTAGTGGTCTATTGTTTTTATTAACAGCAGGGAGTGGGTATTACTTAATACAACAGGGACTTCTTATAGATGTTACTTGGACTTTAATATCACAATTTATTACAGCGTCTACAGCCTTTTATCTGCGTTTCCGAGAACAATATAAGTTAAGACAACAGATCAAAGCACAATTCGGGAAGTATCTGGACCCTAGAATGGTGAAGAAACTACAGGATAATCCTGAGTTGTGTCAGGTCAATGGTAAGAGAGTTGATTGTTCTATTATATTTACTGATCTTAGGGGATTTACCAGTCTTTCAGAGTCGGTAGAACCTGAAATGGTTACATACATTATGAATAGTGTATTAGACGTACAGGTTAAAGCAGCTAATAAATACTTTGGTTGCACAGATAAATTTATTGGTGATGCGGGTATGTTTCACTGGAATACAATTATTCCACAAGACGACCATCACACCTTGGCTTTAAAAGCAGCTCAAGAAATAGAAAAGAACATTGAAGAATTAAACATTAGATTTAAAGAAGAAGGTATACGAGAAATAGCGATAGGTATAGGAGTCAATTCGGGAGTCTGTATAGCTGGTAACTTTGGAGCTACAGACAGATTTGCTTTCTCTTTAATTGGCGATCCGTGTAATGTCGCTGCTAGATTGGAGTCAAGTACGAAGATCGCAGGAGTTGGGGTATTAATCGGAGAAGAAACTGCAAAAAATGTTGATTTTAATTTGCGGTTATTAGAGCCAATAGAAGTTAAAGGAAAAGCTAAACCATTACAGGTTTATACATGGGGGAGTTAATATTAAATTAGCCGACCCCTGTCGGTCTGGAGTCAGTCTGCTCCTGCTCTAAATTGGCAGGGGAAGGTTTAAAAAAAGGAGCATAAATGAAATTATCAATAGGTTTAGGCATAGCATTAATCTTAGTAGCTACTGGTTCATACTTTTGGATAGGCAAACTCAATGATGAAATTGTTATTTTAAAAAGTAATGCCATTGTCCTTGAAGGGGAAATTAAGAAACAAAATGAGCAGATAAAAAAACAATTAGAGGAGCAGAAAAAGACTTACGCTCAAATAGATAACCTTTCAAGGAAGAATCAAGAAAGTATGCGTGAAGTTAATGCTTTAAAGCAGACATTTGCCCGACATGATTTAGATGCTTTAGCTTTGGCTAAACCTAAATTATTAGAAGGTAAGGTTAATAAAGCTACCAAGCGTGTATTTGATGGTCTAATAAAATTAACTGATCCTCGACAATTTGACGAGAAAGACGATGAAAGTTCTGCTGGTAGTTAGTCTTTCGATCTTAATGGCAAGCTGTTCTATGTTTCAGTTTGGCGGAACTAAAACTAAACCTGTTGAGGTAGTAAACATAGCAGAAAGACCTCCCATGTTTCACCCACCATTACCAATGGAAATGCAATTGGTTACTGTGGATTGGGAGATACTAACGCCAGAAATTCTAAAAGAATATCTACAGTTGGTGGAAGAAGGAAAGGCTCCAAGACAGGCTTATTACGCACTGACCACTAAAGATTATGAAAATATCAGCAATAACATGGCAGAGATTAAGCGTTATACGAGAGATATTTTGGCGATTGTTGAATATTACAGAAGTCTTGATGATGAGGAAGAAGACGATGGATGAAGATAAATTAATGAAAGAGCTTATTGCCGATGAAGGATTTGAATATGAAATCTATTTAGATCATCTTGGTTATCCTACATTGGGAGTAGGTCATCTAATAACTGAAAAAGATGAAGAACATGGAAAGCCAGTAGGAACTCCTGTTTCTGAGCAGAGGATCAGAGAGTGTCTGGATAATGATATAAAAATTGTCTGTGATGAATTAGATATGAAAGAACCTTGGTGGAGAAATCTCAGTGATAATCGCCAGAGAGTAATAGCCAATATGTGTTTCAATTTGGGACACCCACGTCTTAGTAAATTTAAAAACTTTATTAATGCTATGCAAGTTTCAGATTGGGAACGTGCTGCTGAAGAGATGATGGATTCTAAATGGTCTAGTCAAGTAGGAGATAGAGCCAAAAGACTTAGAGATAGAATGTTGGCAGGTTAACTATGTATAAAAAAACTAGAGATTATGATTCTGAATACAAAAATTATCATAGTAAAAAGAAACAAAAAAAGAATAGAGCTGGACGCAATAAAGCTAATCGCTTAATGAAGCGTAAGAAAAGAATAAGAAAAGGGGATGGCAAGGATGTTCACCATAAGGACGGTAATCCACGCAATAATTCACCTAAAAATTTAAGAATTGTTTCTAAGAGTTCAAACAGAAGGAAAAAAACTAGAAGAAGGAAGAAATAATGCCGTTAGCTAAGTTTAAATTTGCACCAGGAATCAACAAGGAGGGTACTGAGTATACCGCCGAAGGTTCTTGGTTTGATTCAGACAAGATACGGTTTCGTTCTGGCTACCCAGAAAAAATAGGTGGCTGGGAAAAATATTCATCAGGCACTTATCTTGGTACTGCAAGAAGTTTACACCAATGGGATGACTTAGGTGGTACGGACTATATGGGAATAGGTACCAACTTAAAATGGTATGTGGAGCTTGGAGGCGGTTACAATGATATTACTCCGATTCGAGCTACTACTTCCGCAGGAGATGTAACATTTTCTGCTACTGATGGTTCTTCTACAGTCACTATTACTGATACAAGTCATGGGGCTGTTACGGGAGATTTTGTTACTTTTAGTGCAGCCGCTTCATTAGGTGGAAATATTACTGCTACTGTTCTTAATCAAGAGTATCAAATTCTTTTAGTTACAAGTGCCAATGCTTACACAATAACGGCAAAAGATACTTCTGGAAGTACAGTTACTGCTAATTCAAGTGATTCTGGTAATGGAGGAAGCAATACTGTAGGTGCTTATCAAATAAATACAGGCTTAGATACTTATGTTTCTTCTACTGGTTGGGGTAGTGGTACTTGGAGCAGGGGAACGTGGGGTAGTGCAGATGCTAATGCTGAAAATCTAAGGCTTTGGAGCCAAGATAATTTCGGAGAGGATTTAATTGGCAATCCCAGAGGCGGTGGTCTTTATTATTGGGACACTTCAGGAGGTGTTAGTAGTAGGGCTACAAACTTTACTTCTTTAGGAACGGCATCTGATGTACCGCTTTTGGTTAATCAGATTATGGTATCTGAAGTAGACAGGCATATTATAGCGTTTGGTTCTAATTCTATTAGTGCAACGAGTGTGTTAGATGAATTATTAGTTAGGTGGTCAGATGCTGAAGACGCAGGAAATTGGACTCCTAGTTCCACTAATAGTGCAGGCGGTCAAAGAATTAGTTCTGGTTCTTACATTGTAGGAGCTTTAAAGACGAGACAAGAGATATTAATTTGGACAGATGCGGGCGTTCATTCCATGCGTTTTATAGGTGGACCTTTCACTTTTCAATTTAGACAATTAATGGATGGACCTTCTATTATTAGTCCAAAAGCAGCAGCCGTTGCTGCCAGCACTGTATTTTGGATGGATCGTGGAAATTTCTATATGTATGATGGGGCAGTTAGACCTTTAGCTTGTTCAGTATTGGATTATATTACGACAGATATAAACTTAGGACAGTCGTATAAAGTATTTGCTGCTTCTAATCCAGATTTTTCAGAAATCATGTGGTTCTATCCTTCTAGTAGTGCTACTGAAGTAGACAGATACGTTATATTTAATTACAAAGAGAATTTGTGGTCAGTTGGAACTCTGGTAAGAACAGCATGGACCCCTGCTCCAACTCGAACTAAGCCATTAGCAGCAGGAACGGCAGATAGTTCCAATTATATTTATCAGCATGAGACTGGTTATAATGATGACGGATCAGCTATGACTGCGTATATAGAGTCA